GCCCCGAGCGCACAGGACATTTGCCAAAATTCTCGTTGACGATGTGGGAGCGTTTCTTCGTAGGTGAAGAAATATGTGTAACCTTCCATCGGAATTCCGAAGCGCTTAGCGAGAATGTCATTTCGAGATGCGGGAGCTTTTTCAGCTCGTTCCACATCCAGTTGATACGTTTCATATGAAACCGTCGCTCCCAGATTTGGATTTGCCTTTATCCACATTGCAGGATCGGCAACTTCCTCGATTTCATCAAGTTTGTAATGCCAAATCGAAACGTGTGGTGCTAAGTACTCACCCTTGAGGATGTCAGCTAACTCCATTTTGATGGTATCACCAGAACCCGCTCGAACAGTTCCTTCCGAACTAATAGCTACAATTAAATAGTCCTCCAATTTCGAAGCTCCCTGTTCAACCGCGCCAACTACATCCTCTCGAAGATCCCCGGATAACCATTCGTCAATCGTAGAGATCTTTGGTCGTAGTCCTTGCAGCTTATTGATCGCCATTGGTCGAACTTCAAGTAACGAACCTGTGAGAAAATTCTCGATTCCTTTCTTAGTCGCCGCTAACTTAACTCGATTAGCTCTCGAACCGGTTGTATTCTGCAATGAGCCTTCAGTAAGAAATTTGAACAATGGTCCGCGCGCGCGCGTAATGGCAGTACGAAACGGAGACATGACTTCGTCTGCTTGTTTCATTGTCGGAGCCGTGGTAACTTGATGTGTAGTCGATGTATCAACATTCAAAAAGTACGAATGAATAGTTGAAGCATACATTGACTTAGCTGCACCACGCGCGACGATCAGATACTGCTTGAGTGTCAAACGTTTCTTAATTTCTCGCTTTTCATAATGACCGCCATGATTATCTTTGGATGGGACATAAACGCTGCGCTCAACGAAATAATACCAACCAAAAATTTGCTCGGCCCAAAGTTTGAATGATTCAAGCAGATGCAAATCCGATCCATCCGTCAATGTTAATTCACCTTCACAATAACGAATAAATCCTTCAACTGCTTGATCGTCATAATAAATATTGGGATTAGCAATGAGCGAATCAATTCGATTCATCTCCATCGAGATCTCACGATTTACTGGAATCTCGCCACGGAGAACTGCCTCGCGAAACCGACCATAGTAAATCGGTATCGCACTATTAGACAGGCCCATGCTAACCTCCTTTCCATCTAATCATCTCGCTTAAAAGCTTTTATAAGTCCAATGAGAAGAAGTATAACGAGTATGGTCACAACAATTTGACTACCCGTCATGCCGCCGCTGCCGCAATTGCTAGTTTGGCCAGATGTTTCTTGACTTGTTGCTGTGCGACTTCGTTTGTAACCGACTGAGCTGTATTCTTACCAGTTTGCCCCAACAACGATGCGACAAATTTCTTACCGGCATTCATATCTTGATAATTAAGTCGCTTGACATTTTGCTCTAATTGCAATCGCTTCGAGTAATCTTGCAGCTCTTTGTCGGAGAGTGCTTTCAGACCGCTCTTCTTTCCTTTTTGTCCGAGCGTACGCGCGCGAACTGCATCGGGATGTGCTGGATGTCCGGCACCGCCTGAAGTTTTAAGTTTCTTTCGTCGATCACTAATGATAACTTCTTGTGGCCCAACCGTAGCTTTGCGCCGGACACCCCATTTCATTCCTAGGACGCCGTGATGACTAAGAATATCGTCGATCAGATTGGTAGATTGCTTCAAAGATTCTGGTGGTTCTTCTCCCAATTGACTGTAATATCGTCTAAGAGCGCTTGCTGCTTTTGCTTTCTGTTCGGGAGAAGCTTTAAGTGGACTTCGAGCTCCAGCCAATGCCGCCGCGGCAGCATGAACTCCATTTCGATTTAGTGCTCCATTTGGAGTTTTAACAGGAAGCTTACATTGCTCTTTTGAGGTGGGAGGACCACTGTGCAAATGGATCAAGCATGCAGAATGCCACTGTTCAATCGTATAGTCAGCTTCGGTATAATCACTCCATGGCTTTTCTGAAATATGAAGAATCTCAGTAACCATTTGCTGACCAATCTCACTTACACTAGTCATTTTATCCCTTCCTCTTGAGCCTCCTATTCCGATGTCTCAGTAGTAACCGCAGCTTTCTTCGCTGACTTCTTCTCTTCCTTCTCTTCCTTTACTTCTTTTACTTCCGTTTTCGCTCCCTGAACCTCATGGCCCAGTCGTGCTGCACGAGCTTGTCTTGCTGCTTCTACTTCTTTCTGCTGACGTTCATATTTGACCATGGGGTCTTCACGTTCTATCTTAGGTTCTTGATTCTCAACCCCTGAGGCCTCGGAGATCCCTTCTACTGCCATTATCTACCCACCTTCTCCATGCTCGCATGTTAGAAAAATAAGCAGCATCCTCGATCGCATCGGAATTCTCTGGGTAACTACCTTCTGGATCAACCCATTCGGTTTCTTCTCGATGCACATTCAAACGCCACTCAAGCTCCTGAATTTGCTTCTCAACTGCAGTAATTAGATATGATGTTGAGGGAGGGTCAAATAGCTGTCGTACTTTGAGAAAAACATAGGTTTTTACCGAATTATACTGTGAATCATCACCACTTGGAGGCCCATTATTAGGATAATCGGGAATAAAATCAGACCATACCGCACTATCATCTTCAATCATAAATCCATTTGCTGGGCCAACCCCCAATTGGGTGAGAGTAGAAAATGCGGTATTAATATGAGTGATAATATCGAGATCAAAGACAGTATAATCTTCAGCAATCCCCAAAATTTTCTTTGTACTAATGAGAATACTCTGTTCCATCTACTTCACCCACTTTTCTTAATTATTCGTCGTCGTCGGACTCGACTGCTGGAATATCGCCACCATCGTACTTCTCGCCTTCCTCTCCATTTCCTTCATCGGGATCTGGATCAGTCGGAGGCGGTGTTGGTTCGGTCGGAGGAGCTGGAACCTCAGCGCTAATCGTCTCAGCCATCGCCATCATTTTCTCCTTTTGATGTAATTACTTTCGTTTCAGAGAACACGTACAAACGCATCGACAGTAGACGTATACCTCGTATTACGAGCTACCTCACCGCCATTATTGAAACTCGCCGAGCCCGTATTTCCACCAACCGCTGAAAATGTACTGCCTTGCGTGAGCCACTTTTCGAAAAATTCAATATGCGCATCTCTAATTCCACTAAAATGAAAACAAGCAAGATCGCCAGGACGTGGAGAACGAACTATACAAAGCCGATTACGACAATAGGAAGCATCCCCATGAACAGCCGGTACATAACTATAACGAAAAGTTTTGTAACCCGTTTGAGCGAGACACCAGCTTGCGAAAATTGCACACCACGGTACTCCATTCATCCCATACCAACTACCATATTTTTGTCTATTACTTCCACGTGGTGATTCTTCAGTTCCGATTTGTGTGATTGCTTGCTGAAGAGCCTTCTCGCCGGGTGTTATTGCGTTTATCTCGAGTCTTTGTTTTCGTACTCGTAAATTATCCACAGTCAATTTCAAAGTGCCATTGAGAAGCTCATAGATTGTCTGTCCAAAAGAGCGATTTATCTGACTTGTCGGATAACCAAGCCAATATTTCGCTCTATACGTTGCTTGTGCCGTAAGCATTCCATAGTCGCCGTCAATGGCTCCATCTTTGTACGTCGCAAGCGGTCCACCAGTCTTAATTTCGTTATTACCTGCCAATAACCATTGAGCATCTTTTACGCGTTGGCCAATCATATGCGGCGATGTTAATTCCAAAGGCGTACTATATTGCTTTTTTTCAGTCATATTACTCCTTCATATATTATCCCGGCTCAAGACAAGTCCAAATTGTAACTTGTCCTCCCGGAGCATTAATTTTCAAAAATCCCGGTGAATATCCCGAAGGAGCACCAGCACATGGACCACTACCTGCTTCTCCTGATGGGCCAGGTGGACCAGGAGGACCCGCAGGACCAGCCGGTCCAACAGCTCCAGCATCACCCTTAGATCCTGTTTCTCCCTTAGGACCTGGATCCCCCTTCGGTCCGGTTTCTCCCTTCGGTCCAGTTTCTCCCTTTGGTCCTGGATCTCCTTGATCTCCCTTTGGACCTGGATCTCCTTGAGTACCCTTCTCGCCCGGAGCACCTTTAGGCCCTTGAGGTCCGGGCGGTCCAATTGGTCCTCTGGGACCGGTAGCAACATTAACTGTTACAGTTCGAACCGGCCCGGCGCTATTTTGACTCAGCGCGGTCGCTGCTAGAAACCCGGCTCCCCCCATCAGTGTCAGACTGAGAGACAACAGTAGAAACTGTTTCATCTCGCCCCCTGTTTCTTGCTGTTATTATTGCTGCAATTCCACTCAGCAATGAACCAGCACCTAGAAAAACTGCGCCGATACCCGCCCACGGAATTGTCCAATCGGGATGATCGAGTGCGAGAATATAAAAAAATTCATGACGCATCCGGCTTTTGCTTTGCTGATCTATTTGACGATCTTGGTGACTTTCGTTTCGTCGATTTCGGTTCTGTCGAATCCGGTTCTACTAATTTTGGTTCTATCGAATCTGGTTCTACTAATTTTGGTTCTACTGGTTTTGATCCTTCAGCAAGAACCGAATCAAGGAGAGAATCAATTGATTCTGATTTTATCGGCTCTACCAACTCTGGTTCAGCTGGCTCAAACTTCACCGGCTCTTGCTCCATCGACCTTCGTCTCAGCAATTCAACCATCCAAGTTACTGCTGCTGGTACAAACGAAACTACTAAGGCGATATAAAGAATCGTATCTGTATCCTCGACGCCGAGCAATTTCGCAATCAGCGCAGCAAGCACTGTTGCAATTGGCATTGCCGTTTCAGCTGGACGGTTTTTGGCGATTTCAACTGGATTAGCCATGTATTCCTTTCACCAGAGCTTTGTATCGCCGAATTTTCTTACAACCGGCCCCCTCGGAAGTTGACTTTCATCACCGTAATGAATGGCATTGTGTGTTCGTAGCGATGTGGTTATAAGAAAATTTGGATCGATAATCCATTCTTCACCATGTTCCAAATCATTAACCGATAATGGATTCATGTGATGAACTAACAATCCTGAATAAATTTCATAGCCAAGAACACCAAGATCGCATCCATTGTCACGAATTATAACTTGATTTCTAACCGATTTCCATTCATGCGAATGGTAAAAATGCTGATTAACCCATCGATCGAAGCCAAAAGTCGTTACACCTAAGAATCCTTTTAGCGCAAGATAGAAATAACGTTCTTCGAAAGTTTTCAGACGACAAAGTTCAGAATATGTTCTAACCTTCGTCATCGACGTCAGAAGTAGGTAAATCACCCGCATACGACCGCATTGCAGTGAGAGCTTCCATGTAAAGCTCTTCTACACGCTTCTGCGACTCGAGCGCTTCGATCTTTACTCGTGTAAGTTCATTCTCGTGTTCAAGTCGCTGCTGTTCGAGCCTTTCACGAGTCGAACCCAACTTTAAAAAGTGTGTAATGACCTGAGATGAGGCTGTTCCACTAAGGATCTGTTGCTCAGCGAGGTCAATTGCCGCCGAAACCATCTCATTCTCACGACCCTCAGGAGTTGTCGCGGGTTTACGGCGAGTTACAGCGACTTGCAGATGTCTTTTCCTCGCTGGCACACGACCTCCTCTCTACTTTGCAACGAGTTCGAGCTCTTTTCCAATGAGTTTTAACCCCCGATTAAAAAACGTTTTTTGGAAAATCTCCCCCGGGGAAATTTTTGGG